CCTCTGCCTCTGGCAGCGAATCTATGAGACTCATGGCCTCCTCTGGGGTTGTTATATGTCTAACCTCTATCTTCTGAACATTGTTCCCTGTCACATTATCAAAGGTTCTGTGTAGCTTCTCCTGTGCTACCGCTAGGTTAGCTAGGTCTTTAGTCTCTGCTTTCTTTATCTTTTCCTCTGCCTCCGGAGAACCGTCTAGGTAACTAGCCGCTATCTTCTCACCTATGCTATTAATCTCATCTATAGTAGAAGCCAACTGTATAGCCCTCTCCTGCCTAAATACTCTAGCGTCGTCAGACGCTTTGACTATACCATTGATACGCTTGGCTATGTGATGGTTCAAGGTCATCGTCTTCTTGACCTCATGCACACTAGCCCCTGATAGAAACAAAGAAGCTGCCGTTAACCACTTCTCTGGGTTATTGTTAGGCAAACTATTCTTAGCTGTCTTCTCCTGCTCGTTAGCAAGCATAGGGGCCAGCGCATCCCTCATTCTAGTCTTTAGGTCTATCTGAGTCTCTTCATCTCCCATACTTATATCCATTACTATCATCTAAACTACTTTTGTCAAGCCTTGGCTCCATCCCTACATAGGACTCTGGGACGAGCGTATAATGAACCCTGCCATTGCCCAGTTTCCTCTTACTGAGATAACCACACTCCTCTAACTCCTTCATGCCACGCTGGACACTCTTAGTCTCGTCCCTGCTCTCCATTGCTATCCTCTTAGCACTGAAGTCCCAATTACTAGGCTTAGACTTCATATACGCCCATATTCCCTTAGCCTTGAGACTCAAGCGATCGTCCCTCCATATTGCTTCTTCTTCTTCCATTAAACTCCATTCAGGATTATATCTCCACTCAATCTTGTCCAACAATGACTTCATAGCCTGAAGTGTATATTGCACCTTTGGGTATGTCAAGCCCCAGACCCTGAAGTGCAAAACGCACCTCATAAGTATACCCCTAGGAATAACCCCAATTGGATTACATTTTTTAAAGGGCAGTTTATGTATATATACACACAGACGCGCACGACACGCGACCCCCCTCCCCCCGGTGCTCAGTTGTTCACTAGTGTTACTGTGTTCACTACTACTGGATAGCTAGGCAAGCTTCATGTGTTGCATTTTATTTTAGCAAGGTGAGATGTATTTTGGCGGCACATTGTAAAGAGTAAGCTTGCGGTATTAAATTAATTAAAATTAAATGAAAAAAACTATTGACAAGGCCACAATCTTAGGTTTTTACTGGTTTCAAGTTGAGCGCGATTGCTTAACATAAACCATAAAGAAAGTAATAAAATGAATAAGACATACGAACAGCTGAAAGAATCTATCCTTTCAAACTGGGACTCACTGCCGAAACACGTCCAAGACGAAATTGCAAAAATCCTTGACCTTTAAACCATAAAGAAAGTAATATAAATGAAAAATAAAAATTATTCTGTTTCAATCTTATCATCCGACAATGTTTACAAAGTTACTGTCAAATATAACAGATACACAATGCCAACTTTAATAGAAACTTTCCCTAGCAAGGAGAGAGCTATTGAACAAGCTCAATGGTATACTAACGGAAGCTACGAAAAAAACAGCGTGCAATCCGTCGAGGTAAGCCACGTTCTAAGATACGTAGTAGCTGAATAATAGTTTCAACCCTTAAAACCCTTTGGCCGCCTTGTCTTTGACTCGCGCGGCCTTTGGAGTGCCTAATGACGGGCACGATAAAAAATAGAAAGTATTAAATGAATAGAATTCAAGCAAATGAGATAGTAAACTCTATTGACTCACTCGAAACAATTAAGGCGGCCTTGCAAGCTTGCATTGATCGCGGCCCTGAGAGAATAGGCAAGACTGGCACCTGGCAATATCACGCAAACAAGCTATTGACTTGGCTAAATAGTGAAATGCAAGACGCGGCGCCGTTTCGCGTGTTTCAAGCACAAGGTAATAAGAAGTTGCCATTTTATGCTTTCTCTAGTCTTGCGCTGGCCGATTGTCCAGGCAAGGGAGATTGCGTCAAATTCTGTTATTCTCTAAAGGCATGGCGGTATCCGGCGGCTTTCTTTAGGCAAGTGCAAAATAGTTTACTTTTACGCTTTCAAGCTGAGACGGTTGCAAATGCATTTAAAGCTATACCACAAGAAAAGACGGTCCGCTTATTTGTTGACGGTGATTTTAAAGACGTTGAAACGTTGCGTTTCTTTATGGACCTTTGCAAGGCAAGGCCTGATTTGCGCTGTTACGGATACTCGAAAAGCTGGCACGAATTTATTACCTTAAATGCAAGCGGATACGAATGGCCTGACAATTATTTGACAAATGCAAGCTCGGGATCCAAGTGGGCCAAGACTGGCATTGCAAACGCTTTCCTGGCTTTGCCTATCGTTCGCGGGCAGTTTGACGCGGTAGCAGTTGAAAAGCTATTTATACAGCAAAAGTCTTATCAAGGTAAAGATAAGCCAGGTTCAAATGCCTATCGCAAGGCAGTGCGGGAAAAGTTGAAAGCATTGACGGGAAGCAAGAAAGTGTTTGCGTGCCCTGGCAATTGTGGAAATTGTTTGCCAAGTGGTGAGCATGCATGCGGGTCCAAGTCATTTGATCAAATCACAATTGGTATCGGGGTCCACTAAAATGCAAAGTCAATTAATAGATGACATCTTGCAACACCTGGACAAGTTTGAAAAGACTGGCGACTGGTTTCACTTTAGTCTTGCGCTCGATGCGCTCGACGATCTAAAAAAACAAATAGAAAGTAATAATAATGAATAAGAAAATAGAAGACAAAAACGAGCGAGCACGTGCAATCCTGGCAAAGTTTAAAGAAAAAGAATTGTTTCGCGCGGCGGTAAAGGCCGGCAAGCTTCAATTCGTGGTCGTAGATGGAAAGGCTAAGTCATGAGCCTAGTCAATATGAATGAGACACAGCGCGAGCTAGTGCTGGACCTGGCCGAAGACTTCGCGCCATTCGTAAAGAAAGTAGAAAGCGGCATGGCCCTAACTCGAAACCACTATGGCGCGTATGGCTCCATGATTAGCAAACTGAGCAAGGGAAATAGAAAGCTTGCGCTCGTTTTTAGCTACGCTTTAATGATGGCCGGCGCAAATGGCCAGGGTATCAGCGACGCAATGGGCGCATTTTTCCCCGAATAATAATAACAAAAATAGAAAGTATATAAAATGGAAACAAAAGAAATCACATACCTAGCAGGCACGGCCTGCGACGACTTCGAAGAGTGGGCTGAAGCCTCAAATATAGGTTGGATCGAAGATGTCGGCTCTGATCCAGACTGGATCGTATATTGCGTTGAAAAAGAAGATGTATTGTCTTGCACTAAAGTCAGCCCATACCTAATTGAATTACAGCAAGCGTTCAAAAAACATCCACAGTTCGACGCAATAACCCTTCACCCAGAGGAGTGTTTATAATTATGAAAAAAACAAAAGAACAAATCGTGAACGAGCACAAGCTTGTAAATAGTGAGAGAGAAGCGGAAGCGGCGATGATACTATTCGCTTGCATCCTGGGCGGCGTAATACTTATACTGCTAGCCATTGCAATGGGATAAACCACCAGTCATTGCACAAGGAATCGACACTCACACGCCCTACAAGGGCTTACAATATCAATATAGGGGTAACACCCTTGCAAACAATCAAAACGCCTTCTAGGGGCATTAGAAGCCCTTAGAGGGTGCATTACGGAGATATATTAGAATTGAACCCAACAATAGAATTTAAAATGAGCGATGCCACAGAATCTAACATGTGCTCAGCCGATGAATCAAAACTAAGCGCGGTTAGGTGTATGGAAGGCTTTAAGGATAAAATGGAGATGCTCATGAAGGCTGGGGACATCCTAGACCATTGCACGGGCGGCAGATCGACCAGCGAGGAAGCCGCCGAAGTAAGGGCGCGGTCGCTAAATATTTGGCAGGAAACAGGTTGCACCATAGCAGAGGCCGCAGATCGAGGCGGTGCAAACAGGGGGAGCTTTCGCAGGTGGCTAATTAAAGAGGGGCATCACACTCCAAAGAGTAAGTGAGTTGTTACAGAATCTCATATACTAGGACAGATATGCCCAACGAATGCGGAGCCATAAAGCACGCTCATACAGCAGAGGAAGCATTGAAGCATCTGGCCGTAGGCAATAAGAGTAAAGGCTACAAGCTGAAGCGTAGCGGCGTATCAATAATCATTCTAAATATCACGGAAATAAAAGACACTTGACAGGTCACTTACAATGGATATTAGTTTTTCATATATGCCGTGTAGTGACGGATCAGATCGTTTTAAAACCTCTCTTTCAGCACTACATGGAAGAGGGGTTTTTTATTTTACAGTATATCGGAGCAAGCGGCCTCACAGGTTAGCCCAAGTCTGAGTAAGTGGTTACATAGCTTGACCGAAACCCGGCTATGTATAAAAGGTTTGCAGCAATGCAGGAACAGCCAAGGTTAGCGTGATACAGGACTTACCACGCGCGACGATCCGGGGCACTATCGAAGGCGGGAACACTCATAATTTGAGGCTCTAGCAGGCATAGGTTTGACCAGTAATGGGGAACCTATGTCTAACGAGAAGCAACTCTAATTTGAACGAGGCTAAAAAAAGCATTGACCCTATAATTATTTTATCCATTATACTATTATATGAATAAAAAAACTGATAAGAAAACTGCTCTGCTGGATGTAGAAATTATACTGTATAAACATGCCGCTAAAGCAGAGACCGAGGGAACAGGTTTAATCACATTAAAGGCAATGTGTAGACAAGCCATCGATCAATGTGTCATGGGATGCAGGGCATCTGATTTTTACCTCGTAGTATCCGGTCGTAACAACTATCGTAAGACACTCTATCCCAGTTATAAAGGTAACCGGGGAGCCAAGCCGCCCTTGTATGACCCATTGAGCAAGGCTATGAAAGAGATGTATATCGACAGGTGGTCTCAGCACGACCGCCTGGAGGCTGATGATTTACTGGGCATAATATCTACCAATGGAAAGGTAGAGAAGCCTATCATATGCAGCATAGATAAAGATATGCTGTCTGTGCCTGGGTGGCACTATAACTGGGACAAGGATGACTGGCCTACCTATGTAAGCCAAGAGGAAGCAGACCACAATTGGCTAGTGCAACTACTCATGGGTGACAGCACCGATTGCATCGAAGGCATGAAGGGTATCGGCAAGGTGAAAGCAGAGAAACTTATTAAGAAGTATGGAGACCCTGAGCT